GCTTGCGTCCCTTCACATCTACAAGATGTTGCTGTAACAGCGGTACGTTGAGTCGCAACACCGGCTCTGTGAACATTCGTATGGTAGTGTCAACTAACTTAAGCTCCGTCTTCTGAAACTGCGGGAGCAAGGTCATGAACAAGTCATACGTCAGGTTCACGTCATTGATACAGTACGCCCCATACTGAGCAAGCTGTTGCTCTGTGAAGTCTTCACGGCGCAGGTTGATAGCCCACGTGGTGTCGTTGCCCTTCTTGCCTAGTTGGTAGTAGGTAGTTAGCTTGTCCAAGCTGTTGCCCACCTCAGTACCGTGTATCGCACGTGCCATGCTCAACGTATCGGCAATTGCTTTAGGTCGGATGTTGAAGTGCCAGTTCAAAATCGCCATGTCGAATAGCGCGTTGTGGGCAATGGCAATACTGCTGTTCCAATCGAACCGTGAAAGAAACTCGTGCGTCTCCTCGCGTGTCCCACTGAACCATTCAGTCTCGCCATCACCCACCTTCACCGCCACCCCGATCACATGGAATCGAGGGTCACGTACATACTCCTCGGTCGTTTGTTTCTTGAAGCCCAAGTCACCGTTGGTGTAGTACGTCTCAAAGTCTATGGTTAGGATTTTCATTGCTCTCGGGCTTTCAGCATGGCATCCGCTTGTTCGTAACACCACCGCGCAAGTTGTTCTTCGTTTTCATAGACACCGTTACATGCCATGATTCCTTGTAGTGCCTTAGCTGCAAAGTAATCGCGCATGGTCATGCCAATTTGAGGATTGAAATCTCCTGCTCGTGGAAATGCTGGTTCATTCATGTCGTTCTCCTTAAAAGTTCAATCCAAAAAATGCTGCTATGTAGGGTTCAAACTCCGACTTTTTGAACATGCCCAACTCACCCGTAGGTAAGTAAGTTATGCCAAAAGCATCAGGCTCGGTCTTCACGTCCCATATCATGTAGTTACCTACACGCATGTTTAACTGTATGAATGTGGCGTGTGGTAGGTTGAGCTGAGAAGGTTTGTAGCCCTCGTCTAACTTCGCACGTAACTTCTCGCCCAAGGTCATCTCGCTCATCTCACACCTCCAAAGATTTGGTTGAGTTGTTGATAGATCACCTTGGCTTCGCTGATGCCTAACGAATAGTTCGCGCCATCCTCGGTGCGGATAGTGATAAACATGGTCGTGGAACCGACTGCCAATGGGTGTGTGGCAACACGTTCCACAGCGGGAGCTACAAAATCTGGGGCCAGAGGAACGACGCTCTTTGTAGTAACTTTTTTAGGACGCCCCCTAGATTTTCGGATGCCTAAGTTCTTGCGGATTTTGCGCTCTTCATCAGTCAGTGCGGTGTATGCAAATGTTTGACGCTGGTTGTCTTTGCCTACAGTTGTTTCTACGCGCCTCACATAGTGCTTATCGAAAAGGTATTTGAGTATCGCTGGCACATGGCTCGATGGGGTTGAAGGACTAACCCTCAAGACATGGTTACGTAACTCTTTACCCGTGATCCCGGGGCACTTCTTGATAGCATCTATCAAGATATTTGTAGTGTGTTTATGTGCAGATATTTTTTCCACTTTGGGGCTCTCTTCCTGTTTAGGTTCGGATTTAGGTTTTTCGTTCCACTCTTGAAACGCTTGTTTGATCTTCTCTTCCATAATCGTGTTCATCATGCACTCCTTTCTATGTGCTGCATTAACGTATCAACATCTTCGTAGTTGTCCTCGTTCACCACGATGGCCAACCCACCTGTCTCCTTGATTCGTGCAATGTTCTTCTCCTGTAACGCTGTGGTCTTACCTTTCCCTGCCTTGCACTCAATCGCAAAGAACCTTCCTTGATAGCACCCAACAATGTCGGGCACACCTGATGCACCGTAGCCGCCTGTCACTGGGTAGAAGTAATAAACTTTGTACCCTTTCAACATAGAAACCACTGTGTTCTTAACTTTTCTCTCCGGTGTCATTCACTCTCTCCTTATTAAGTAATTTGAGTATGGCTAAGTAGAACTCGTAGGGGTCAGCACCGCACCTAATCCATAAGCTCCTACATTCCATAGGTTGTAACTTCTTCATAGTGGCGCTTCCTCTATGTCACTCAGATCGCGTTTTGGTTTTCTTGAGCGTTTTGATACCACCTTCGGCATGACTATCTTCCCGTCCTTCACTGTCGGAAAAGGCCAAGTCGGTGTCTGCTTCTTTGTCTTTGGCATTGCGTCTCTCCTGTCTTACTCGTAGCATTTGTTCTGCAACATCATGTGACCACTGGGCTACACGCCACGGGTCTTTGTCATGCGTTTCAAAATTAAATGCTCCTGTTGACTCCCTTGCTATCAAGCCCATCATCGCAAGTCCTGCGTATAGGTCGTATAGATTACTCTCGTGTTCGTTCATTTGGTTTTCCTTGCAACGTGTAACCACGTAGGTTCTTGAAGCGGCACAACTAATGCGGGTGTTTCTTTACCGCTAGGCGGTAACCACCCATACTTGCGCCATGTTGATTGCACATCCGCACCGCTTGTCCACTTGAAGTCAGGATGACCTGCGGGAATCCAAGGGTACGTTTCTTTCATGACTTTGATTGTGTTCATTTCACTTCTCCTGTTCTGTCTAAGATGTAATACAGCGTGTCAGATACTTTGAACCCTAGCTCGGGCACAAGGTCACCCTCCTGCGCTATACGTAGCATGGATATGGATTCCATAACCCATGTAGGCACATCCTCTTGTGGAATGTTGTGCCGTGTTCTCCCTGAGATGGTAGGTAATGTGAAGTCCAGTATGTTGACCGTATCATCTTCATTCACCTCTACACGTAGAACATCTCTGTTGTTGATAACACCTTGCGTAAACATCTGTGCCCAATCGTTTAAGAGTATGCTGGTACGCATCGCTCGGTTTAGTTTGTCGAATGATTCCACCAACGCAGGGGCAACATCATTGAATGAATTGGTGATCATGCGAACACCCAAAAAGTTGTAGCTGAGATGCGAACACCCACATCCAAGATAGCGGTATCGTCACTTGCGATCTGTAGCACAGCCACCTTATCACGGATGAACTCAGGCACATCTTCGATGTTAGTGCATTCAATCGCTGGCGCACTCTCATCTGTGAAGCGGTACGTCAAGCTGGTAGGCTTGAGCCATACGAAACAAGCTCGTGGCTTGTAATTCACGACACGCTTTAATTCTGCACCCTCATTGGCTATCAAGTCAAATGCCGCTCTGAATTCATTAGTGACAGGTTGATACCCTGCGGCAATCATGTTTGCCACTTCAGTGTTTACCGTATCGCAACCCACCCTCGTTGCTTCATACAACTTGTTACGTGCAGGAGCACGGATTTGCCCAATGCCAGTGTCGAGATCGCGTTTGTATTTTTCTTTAAGGTCTTCAAAGCCCACGGGCACGAGTGTCTTCAGTGCAACCTTCAACAACTTATCCAAGTCTTTAGATGTGCGTGTGTTGTAACCATCGCTGTTGAACCGAAACTTCTCGTTCTTGATTCGCTTGGAATACACGTTGTAAACAACGTCATTCTTCTCAGTTGTAGAAATGAAAAGTTTACCTGCGGCATATTGTGGTGCGTCAGGAAACGCAATGCCTACGCCATCACACACGTTGTACCATATCCCCGATGCTTCGTTTCGCACGGACATGATGTTTGCGTCCAAACGTGGAACGATGTTGTAGCGTTTGGCTTTGAACGCTTTGTAAAGCTCCAGTGCTTTGGGATGCACGGGGAAGTCACCAATCCAGTGTTGATGCCCCATCTGCTTCGCTTGTAGGTAAAGGTTGTTGAAACGGTTGAACGTAAAGCTGTCGCTCAAGAATGTATCTACTGTTGTTTCCATGATGATTTCCTTTCAGTTATTAATGATTAGTCGATGTGAATTACTTTGCCCACAGAGGGCACCACTTTGTTACCACCCACGATAGTCCACAGTACGGGTGCAGACCACGTACCCCAACCACCGCTGATGTAACCATCAGTCAGCACGATCACACACTCGGGCTTGATCTGATTCTTCTTCAGATACTCTGCAACGCATGTCACAGCAGTACCGCCACCACCTGCCGGTTTAGTGGATGAAGTTAACTTGTCCAGTTGCTCTTGCGAATACACCTCGTGTGCCGCCACCTCGGTGTCCCAATACAACAAGTCCACCTTCTCGGGTTGAACCGTCACGCAGATGGCTTGCACCTCGGACAAGAACTTGTTCAACTCATCGCCACCGATTGAACCTGATGTATCGACAGCCACCACGATACGGCCTATCGTTTCGCTGATAGTTGATGGCATGTAAACATCATGCTGAAGCCAACGTCGATTAACACGTTGCCATGTGGAGATGTCCTTGCCTGCGGCCGTAGACGATATGAACTCACGCAACTGTTCACGCCAGTCAACCTTTGGCTCAAGCAACTTGCCAAGCACCAACGATTGATTGCCACCCAACTTGCCAGCAGCTAGTTGACCCTGACGAATCGCTTGGTCGATTTCCTTGGTGACCTCTTCAATTTCTTCTTGGGACATTCCTTGACCCGATTCCCAATCGTGATCATCGAGACCTGTTCCCTCGCCCTCTCCCTCGCCCCCACCCTCACCATCATTACCTTGGCCACCATCCTCGTCCTTCTCTTCTCGCAAGATGTTGTAGACCTGTAATGAATCCATGCCACGGAACCGCTCGTCTAACAACCCACCCTTGGGCAATGTCACGAACCCATCCGTCTGCACAGACAGATCGTGAATGATCAGGTTGATCACGTAGTCGCATGCCATGTTAGCGGTGCGTCCATCTTCTTTGTAAAGATGCTGCCACAAGAACATATGCTGAAAGACCTTGTGCAGATTCTCGTGCATGATCAACCCACGCAGGTCAGGGTCAGTCAAGTCTTTGATGAACTTGCTACCGTACTGACAGTCGATACCGTTAGTCCGTGCAGTAGGTACATCGTCACGCACTTCGTACTTACCGACCATCAACACACCAGCATACGCTTGGGTGTGTGGGTTATCCATCAACTCCACATGAGCACGATGGATACGCTGTGTTGCTGTTAACGAATTGACTTGAGTAATAAACATAGTGAACTCCTGTTAGTTAAACGTAGGGCAAATTCCCACCGTGGGAAATGCCCGTCACTCTCACGCAGACTTCTTAGCAAACATATAGTTGTTATCTGCCGCGAACTTGGCGAACTCTGTGTTCGTTGCCGCGACCTGACGCTTGGGGCATTTGTCAGACATGATTGACCGAGCAAACAAACCCTGTGCTTCTTTGGGTAGACGTGTCACAAACTTCATCCACGCTTGGATAGTGTCACGTTCAATGCGTTGCACTGCCTTGCTTACCAACATACATGTAGCGGCAGCAGACGTTGGCACAGTCACAGTCTCGGGCGACTTGACCAAATCATCCCATGCCACCAACTGACTGTCGAGCTTGTCCATCGTCAAGATGTTGTGCATTGCTTTCTCACCCACCGTACCGGATAACGCATGGCACATCACATCATCACCCAAGATGCGGGTACGCTCATACACATACGATGCCCGCTCCATAGAACGTGGTGTCACGAATGACTGACGCACAGTACGCGGGTCATTGATGTATGTATTCTGCTCAGGCTTCTCGTACTGTTCAAACGATGCAAACATCTCGGGATACTCTGCAACCGTGCCAATGATGACGGGGTTGATACCGTTGGGGATAGCGAACTCCTCAATCCACGTTTGTGCATTGGGCTTTGCCGCACGTACCACCGTGATACGGTTACGTGCATGTGGCGGCATGTTGTCACCCACACCCTCGATGGCAAGGTTAGTCGTACCGAACACGATACCGTCCAGCTGATACACACCCAACGAACGCTCATTCATTAGACGCAAGCAAGCATTCATCACACCGCCCTTGGCTTTGCCGATCTCATCGAGCATCATGATGACCTTCTTACCTTTGAAGTGGAACCCGAACTCCTCATTCGGAATGAACGCACACACCTCGTTACCGTCCACGTCCTTGATCTTGGGAACGATGAAGTCACCAACATCTTTGGTAGTGATGTCCACGTAGCAGAAGTAATAGTCCTTGAACTTAGGCATGGCTTTGAGCATCTTGAGGATGGCTGACTTGCCAATGCCCATCTCGCCCTGCACTAGGACAGTTTGTTGATCACCGACTGCGGCAATCAGGTCAGCACATTGCTTGAGAGTTAAAGAGTTATACAGAGACATGATGATTTCCTTTCAGGGGGGTTGATTAAACTACTTACACAAACATAGGGCAAATTCCCACCGTGGGAAGAAGCCCCGCACTCACACTTACAGAGAGAACTTATCCAGCATGGCGTCCACCTTGCGCTTGGTCTGTTCACGCAGGGTATCGCTGTCACGCAGAGAGTCAGCATCGACACCACGCAGGGCATCTTCTAACTGCTTACGCATCTCGTCCATACGCACATCACCAGTGATGTTGAATGTCTTAAGCAAGCCAGCGATCTCCACGGCATTGTCAACAAGCGAGTCACGGAAAATCTTGCGCTTGCTCTCACCGTTGGCATCCGTGGTATCGGATAGACGCTCAGACATGCGGCTCAGGCAGTCATGCAAACGCTCCCAAGCATCTTGCATAGCACCTTCGACACGGGTCTTCAACACACCCTCATACTGCGCTTGCAATTCCTTCAAGCCAGCTTCGCCAATGTCCACACGGAAGTCACCCGCCTGTGGCAATGGGGTCATGCTGTAGCGCAACCCAAACTTGGATTCAATGTGGTCACGTGTGGGATAGTCCTCACGGTTGAACAAGTCACCCAGTTGGAACGCTGCTGCCGCAACCAGCGTGTCGTAGTCATTCAGAAAGCTATTGACAGCATTACCAAACTGCTGCTCGTAGTCTGTGAGTCGATCTTTGAACTCCATGTAGTACGCCATGTTCAGCACACGATCACCGTTGTCACCCCACGGTTGGGTCACACCATACAACCAGCTACGGATAGCGTTGGCAATCTTGCCGATCTCCTCCAGCTTGCCGCTACCTGCCATCAGGTTCTTGTTGTAGTTACCTGCACGGGTCTTGGTTGATTTGGCTTGGTCAACTTCCTCGGACACACGCTTGTCCAGCTTACGCCCCGTCCATACGGACAGCGAGAGGTTCACGATCAGCGCAGAGGATGAGAGTTTGGACACGCTGAAGTTGTCCAAGTCGATTGCAAAGTTACTCATGATGATTTCCTTTCAAGGTTGTGACGTTTTCCCACTGTGGGAATTTACGTCTGCTTACTAACAAAATTAACTAACACAAACTACATTATAACAGATTGACAAAGAATGTCAACCTGCCCGCCACACATACAGGTCTAAACACAGCACTACTAGTGCGGCAAGGTAGAGAAGAATCCACAAGATGTTGGTACGTATGGATTTGATTTGCTCCGTTGTGAACTGCTCTTCGCGTCTCATGTGTTTGCCCTCCATCCGTAGGTCTTGATGTTGTGTGGTGTGTTGAACTGCGTTGCCGCATACATGCGCTTGGCACGGGTGATCGTCAGCCCATCCCATTCGATGCGCTCGGTCTCAGTCTCCACGTAGAACGTATATGTAGTGGGCTTGTCCTCGGTGTCCCACATGTCCATCGTTAGGGTATCTTCAGGTTGTTTCATGAATTATTCACCTCTCAATATCTTTTGGTTTGTTTGTTTCAACGTCAAATGTGCAGAGTCACGTGTGACGAACATGTACCCGCCCTTGCCGTACTCCTGCACCACCGTCCAGCTTTTACGCTCTGCTCGTGCGGCATCCTCGCCACACCACAAACACAGGGGTGTCAGTCGTGCCCTCTCAGGCGGGTCAATTTCATCACCGCATATGCGGCAGTCTGTTGCGCTCATACCATCTCCTCCACGGGTTGGCGTAACTCATGGGCTACGCATGCACCCCACGTTTTACTGTGAGTTTGTGCCCACATCAGGGCTTGCTCTTCACTGTCAAACAGTCCGAACACTTCGCTTGGCTCGTAGTCAAAGAACAATGTGACTACCCATTTCTTGTCGTTGTTCATGTCACTTTCCTTTCGAGTTTCAAATTTCAAACGATGGCGAAACTGCCACCGCATAGCACACAGTTCGGTTCCTCTCGGTTCTTCCCTATGTGCTACACGTTATAGTTTCTTGATGTTTCGGTTTGTTTAGTGTTGGCTGTTCTAACTGCGATAGTGTTTGTCGTTCACGCATCTCCCATTTCCCATTTGTGGTCAAATTCCCACCGTGGGAAAACGGCTCGTGTTCCTAGAAGTTGTTGGTATGTGTTCGGTTTGTGTCGTCAGGCTTGCCGCCCATCAATAAATAAAATCAACACTCACTCTCACATACATACTCTTCGTTAGGGTTGTTGCACGTCTCCATGCAGAGCACCCCACACGCACCAGCATTCACTCACGCTCATGCTGATTTAAGCAGTATCTATTTGGCTTTGCGCTTTGCTATCGGTCTTGTTCGGTGCGATTTGGCACACTACTGACTTACACCACAAAGTGCCCCGACTGACTACGGGACGCCTATTCACGCATGGAAGGTTTCATGGGTTGTATGTATCGTGGGCTTCGCAATCCATCCTATACATACAGACCTTTCTACCTTTGCGCTTCTTGCATCGAGCAAGCGGCGGTTTAGTTTGCAATTTCCCACCGTGGGAAATCGCTGGTTTGGCATGTTGTTAAAGAGCATGGCGGATAGGCGAAAGGCGAGGACGATGCCTGCATTTCTTAATCTAACCAACCAGCCTACATCTTAACACAAACTGTCTTAGTTGTCAAGTTGGTATAGCGTGTTATACGGGAGTAATGGGAAGTGTTTTTTTCCTTTTATTCTCAAAAATTCTGTGAGCACAGAAAAAAGCAAACCCAATAGGCATGCGGGTTGCGAGAGGTTTTTGGTGTTTTTTTCCAAAATTCTGTGATTTTGAGTGTGAGCGGGAGAATACGGCAGAGGGCGTGAGAGAACACGCTTAAAAACCTAAAAACAGGGGAAATAGGGAAGTTTTGAGAATTGTCTCTTCATATATATTTTTTAGAGAATAATAGAATAATAGGGGGAAAACCGTGCGTAAGTGCTTGATTTCATTGGGCTTTATAAAATTCTGTGCGTGCAGAATTTTTCAGAAAAATTGAATTTAATCACATGCAGCACTGCCTTGTATCCGTTGGACATTTCCCACCGTGGGAAATTGGTTCCAACCAGTGGGATGTTGCTATGCGTAGCCCTATTTGATACAACCGCGTGCGGCCCGCATCTAGGGAACAGGTATCAATATGTTTTTGTACGATTTCCCACTGTGGGAAATAACATAGCTTTTATGTGGCCAACATCTTTTGGTGTGATGACACGTGGCAACTTCTTTTGGTGTGTGGAAAGTACGGCCTGCGGCCCGCGTCGAGGGAACAGGTCTCAAAAAGTTGTTGACGTGAGAACGTCAACACAATTAAAATCAGCCTATGGCTGATTTCAGGGCGAAAAAAAACCCCGACCTTTCGGTCAGGGCTTCGAGAGTCAGGTCTTATTCGACCTTGTAACCTTCTGCTTTGAGCATCTCAATCACAATTTCAGTGATTGAACCCTCATCATCATCGTAGGCAATTTCAATTGCAGCCAAGATGTCGAGACCTTCATCTGCTTTGATCATCTTGAACAGTGCATCAAGCGCAGGGTTTTCACGTTCCTGCTTTGGTGCTTTACCCTTGACTGCTTTGCGACCGCCTGCTTTGGTGCCACCCCAATCAGTTACCGGCTTACCAGTCTTCACTGCTTCTTTGAACAGCGACAAGTAGTTTTGAGCAGTTTTCTTTGCCCAGCCAGCACCAACCAAAGTGTCAACAAAAGATGTTGCAGTAGCACAAGTACCGTAGCGGCCGACCACTACTTTGGCCTTATGCATGACGGCCATTTCTTTGTTGGCATTGTCACGCAAAGATGTGGCCTTATCGTCATGGCCTTTAGCCTCAACCAATTTGATAGCCACGGAAGCAGCTTGTGCTGCGTAAGAGATTGCATTGGACATGATGTCCCTTTCAATGTGCAGATTGTTAAGGTAAGTATGAATCGACCGCACCTCGCCGATCCATGAATGAATTACACCACAAGTAGCTACAGATTGCACGGGATAGCACGGGCTTGACACCTAGGGCATCACAATTTCCCACCGTGGGAAGATCGACCCCCCACCCCCTAGATTCGGCCGGGTCTTTTGGGGCGGGCCTATGCACTGTAATATGCACAACCAAACAAAACGAAAAATATAAAAGACCCCCCTACCCCGTGCAAATTTTCATAACCGTTAACCCCGTCCAATATAGATAACACCCCCCAACATCTTTGTATGTGAAATACCCCCACCCCATATATAATTTTTAAAAAAGCGTGTACACTTCGCACAAATTGGAGCCACAAACCGCGCCATGATGCTCGTTACACCAGAACTAGACATCCCACTACCTTCTTCGCTTACCCCGCAAGAAGCTAAAAGTCTGCATGAAAAAGCCAAAATTGCTTTTGGCACGGTTGAGTTTTTAACCGCCAACGGGATGCAGCCTCCCGAACCTACCCCCAAAGACAGAAAAGAAGCACGTGCTCAATTTTTTGAAGCACCTCATGCGGATATAGAAATAAAAAGTCCAGCTACGGCGCTTTTGCTCAAGACCATGCTGGATGAGTACGATGTAGAAGTCGTGCGAAACGCCGCGCAAGTTCGCAACTACGTGAAAATGCGGCTGATGATGTTGACAGATTCTTCTAAGGAGTCGGTGCAACTTAAGGCGTTAGAGCTTCTAGGTAAGATGAGCGACGTGGGTGCGTTTGCAGAACGTGTGGAAATCAACGTCACACACCGGTCTACTGAAGAACTGCAAGCAGAACTGGCCAACAAGTTGTCTGCTTATATGAATGACATCATTGATGTTGAAGCCAAAGCCATTGAAATTCCCGAGGAAAGGTATCTCAACAACGCTCCAGCGGTGCAAGTCATCGACGTGGATGAAGAGTTGGGGTTGGCCGGTAATGAATTAAGTGGCCTTGACGATGAGTGAAGTGGTAGATAAGTCGCCGTTAAGTTTAGTTCTGGAGAAACTTCAGGCGCTACCTGTTGATCAGCAGAAGAAACTGATTAGCCGACTGCCAAAAGACGAGCAGCAAACCGTTACAGAGATTCTTGACGAGTTAAACACCCGCAAATTGCGGGGGAAAGCGTCTGATGATTTCATGGTGTTCGTCAACGAGATGTGGCCTAACTTTATTCATGGTCGGCACCACGAGAAAATGGCCCGTGCGTTTGAACGGGTAGCGCGGGGCGAGTGTAAAAGGCTCATCATCAACATGCCACCACGGCATACCAAGTCAGAATTTGCCTCATACCTGCTGCCAAGTTGGTTTTTTGGCAAGTTTCCGGGCAAAAAAATTATTCAGACCTCCCACACTGCCGAATTGGCGGTGGGTTTTGGCCGAAAAGTGCGTAACTTGGTGGATTCACCCAACTACAAACGTATTTTTCCAGCTTTAGACTTGCAATCTGACTCAAAAGCCGCAGGCCGGTGGAACACAAACTTTGGTGGTGAGTATTTTGCTATTGGTATTGGCGGTGCGGTGACGGGTAAAGGTGCCGACATCCTCATCATTGATGACCCACACTCGGAGCAAGAGGCTACTTTGGCCGAAAACAACCCGGAAATCTACGACAAGACGTATGAGTGGTACACATCTGGCCCCCGTCAGCGTCTACAGCCGGGCGGTTCTATTGTGGTTGTGATGACAAGGTGGTCTAAACGAGACTTAACCGCACAAGTATTGAAGTCCGCTGCACAACGTAGTGGTGAAGAGTGGGAAGTGATCGAATTTCCTGCAATTATGCCCAGCGGCCAGCCATTGTGGCCTGAGTTTTGGAGTTTGTCTGAGTTACAAGCGCTAAAACAAGAGTTGCCTAACGGCAAATGGATGGCGCAGTACATGCAGCAGCCGACATCAGATGTGTCGGCTATTGTGAAGCGTGAATGGTGGCAGATTTGGGAAGATGACCAGCCACCACCATACGAGTTTGTGATTCAGTCTTGGGATACGGCGTTCCTAAAGTCAGAACGTGCCGACTATTCGGCATGCACCACATGGGGTGTGTTCTATAAAGACGATGACCGTGGCATCCCCCGATCTAATGTGATTCTCCTCAATGCGTTTAAAAAGCGTATGGAGTTCCCCGAGTTGAAGCAGCGGGCAATGGAGGAGTTCAAAGAGTGGGAAGTGGACAGTTTGATTGTTGAAGCCAAGGCGGCGGGTTCCCCGCTGATATTTGAGCTGCGGTCAATGGGAATCCCCGTGCAGGAGTTCACACCTAGTAAAGGTAACGATAAGATAGCGCGTTTGAATGCAGTGGCTGACATATTTGCATCTGGGCACGTTTGGGTGCCTAATACGCACTGGGCAGAAGAGTTAATTGAAGAGGTCGCCAGTTTTCCTTCGGGTGAGCATGACGACTTGGTGGACTCCATGACACAAGCACTGCTGCGCTACCGGCGCGGTGGGTTTATTCAGTTGGCGTCCGATGAAGAAGATGACCCACGGCAGTTCCGTAGGAAGCAGCCGTACTATTAGGGGTGAAACATGGCTGACAACAGAAAGTACGAGAAATACGACGACACCACAAGAGAATACTTGGCGCGTAATAGATTGCCTTCTCATGAAAGCAGTGCGCCTGTACGGGTGACTAGCCTGCCAATGCCATATACGTCTGCTGGCATCCCGGGGTTAACTGTTCGAGACATGCCGTTTTTAAGTGACACTAATTCACTTGGCTTTGTGTTGAACTCCAACGCCCTAAAAAATGAAATGTCCAACAGGACTATGAAGCCTAATATATTTGTTAGGCCCGACGCAGACAACCATACGATTGGCCATGAAACCGAACATTTGTTGGCGCGACAAAATCTTGGGTTTTCTCAATCCACCCGCGATAAGTTTGAAGAGTTGTTGAAAGAAAGCGGTACCAAACCATACTTGGGAACCGCAAGTTTTCTTAATGGGTTGGCGGAGTCTTTACCGTACCTAAAAGAGAAGTACGGTATTTCAGATGGGTACATGGATAAAGGGTTTATCAGAAGAGATGGCAGTGTTGGACTGCATGAACTTTTGGCTACATTAGCCGGTGCTGAATCCACGTTGGGTGTTGACCTGACAAAAGACCCCGAGTTGCGTAAAACAATGTTCAAGGACAAGAGTGTTCGTGAAGCCTACAACGCTGTGACTGGGTTACGCCAAACTCGTTTAGACCCACGTGACATTGCACCCTACACTCGTGTAGAAGAACCCGCAGGGCCGGGCATCACAGACAAACTCAAGAGCATGCTTGGGTTTGCAAATGGCGGCATGGTGCCAGACGCTGGCAATACCAAATTGATTTAAGGACACATCATGGCAATTGAAAAGTCACTGTATGCCGCCCCGCAAGGGATTGAGGAACTGATGGCGCAAAACGCCGAAGCGCCCGGTATTGAAATTGAGATCGAAGACCCGGAATCGGTAGACATTAGTGTGGGGGATTTAGACATCCACATGGAGCCGGGTGGGGAAGAAGACGATTTCAATGCCAATCTTGCAGAAGAAATGTCCGAACAAGATTTGGAGTCTTTGTCCAGTGAACTTATCAGTGACTTTGGTGATGACATTGCTTCACGTAAAGACTGGATGCAGACTTATGTAGATGGTCTTGAGCTGCTCGGAATGAAAATCGAGGAGCGCTCGGAGCCGTGGGAAGGCGCGTGTGGTGTGTATCACCCCATGTTGTCGGAAGCTCTGGTGAAGTTCCAGAGTGAGACCATGATGTCTACGTTCCCCGCAGCTGGGCCGGTCAAGACAAAAATTATTGGTCGGGAGACTCCGGCTAAAAAGGCGTCGGCAGTTCGTGTTCAAGATGACATGAACTACAAGCTGACGATTGAGATGAAAGAGTACCGCCCTGAGCATGAGCGCATGTTGTGGGGCTTGGGTCTGTCGGGTAATGCGTTCAAGAAGGTTTACTTTGACCCTAACTTGGATCGCCAAGTTTCTATTTTTGTACCCGCAGAAGATATTGTGGTGCCTTACGGCGCAAGTAATTTGGAGTCTGCCGAGCGTGTAACGCATGTGATGCGTAAGACCGAGAACGAGTTGACTAAGTTGCAAGTGGCCGGGTTTTACCGGGACATTGACCTTGGCGCTCCTGATAATGTTTTAGACGAAGTAGAAAAGAAAATTGCCGAGAAGCTGGGTTTCCGTGCTACTTCTGATGAGCGTTACAAAGTTTTGGAAATGCACGTGGACTTAAACCTCAAAGGGTTTGAGCACAAAGAGGGCGGCGAAGCAACCGGCATCATGTTGCCGTATGTTGTTACTTTGGAAAAGGGATCAGGCAAAGTTTTGGCTATTCGCCGCAACTGGGAACCTGACGACAAGACATACCAGAAGCGCCAGCATTTTGTGCATTACGGCTATGTACCGGGCTTTGGCTTCTACTATTTTGGTCTGATTCACCTCATCGGTGCATTTGCCAAATCAGGCACTTCGCTCATCCGTCAACTTGTTGATGCGGGTACTTTAAGTAATTTGCCCGGTGGCTTTAAGACTCGCGGTATGCGTGTCAAAGGTGACGATACCCCCATCTCTCCCGGCGAATGGCGAGATGTTGATGTGCCTAGCGGTACATTACGTGACAACTTGTTGCCGTTGCCATATAAAGAGCCGTCACAAGTTCTTGCTGGGTTAATGGACAAGATTGTTGAAGAAGGTCGCCGTGCGGCTAACTCTACTGATCTTGAAATTAGCGATATGTCGGCGCAAGCCCCAGTGGGTACAACACTGGCAATTCTTGAGCGCACATTGAAGAACATGTCGGCTATCCAAGCGCGTGTTCACTACAGCATGAAGCAGGAACTTGGCTTGCTCAAAGACATCATCGCTGCATACACGCCCGAAGATTACGACTACGAGCCAGAAGAAGGTAGTCGCACAGCCAAGCGCAGTGACTACGATGACGTGGACGTGATTCCGGTCAGCGATCCAAATGCGTCCACCATGGCGCAGAAGATTGTGCAGTACCAAGCTGTATTGCAGTTGGCTCAAGGCGCACCTCAGTTGTACAACTTGCCGTTGCTGCATCGTCAGATGTTGGAGGTGTTGGGTATCAAGGACGCTGAGAAGCTGGTGCCGATGGATGATGATATGCAGCCGTCTGACCCAGTAACAGAAAACCAAAACGTGCTGGCTGGTAAGCCCGTCAAAGCGTTCTTGTACCAAGATCACCAAGCGCACATCACGGTGCATATGTCGGCAATGCAAGACCCCAAAATTCAAGCATTGCTCCAGAACAACCCAATGGCGCAGCAGATGCAGGCCGCGATGATGGCACACATCAACGAGCACTTGGGCTTCGAGTACCGCCGTCAGATCGAGCAGCAGTTAGGTATGCCGTTGCCACCGCAGACAAATGAGTCGGGTGAAGAGCAGCACATGAATCCCGAAGTGGAAGCCCGTCTGTCTCCCATGTTGGCACAAGCTGCACAACGTCTGTTGCAGAGTAATCAACAGCAGGCTGCACAACAGCAAGCCCAGCAACAAGCGCAAGACCCGCTGGTTCAAATGCAGATGCAAGAGTTGCAGATTAAGCAAGCTGACCAACAACGTAAGGCACAGAAGGATCAGGCTGACATTGCCCTCAAACAGGCACAGCAAGAGATCGAACGCCAGCGAATTGCGTCACAACAGGCCACAGACGGTAAACGTATCCAAGTGGACGCTATGAAAGCCGCAGCAGAAATGCGGCATAACCGCGAACAAGAAATGATGAACTTGGGTGTAGATGTGATTAAACATCTGTCAGACAAACATTCAGAAGCACAGGGGCGTCAACAGCAAGAGCGCCAACATATTCGTCAAACATTAAACAAACCAACAAGAGGTGAGTAATGGACAAGAACTTGGAGTACCTTTTGAATGAGTACAAGGAACGCATGAGCATGCTTCAAGAAGCTGTTCATCGCGGGAACTGTAAAGATTTTGAGGAGTACAAGTATGTATGCGGCCAACTTCGGGGTCTGGAGGCCGCTTGCTTAATCATCACAGACCTTGCTAAACGATTGGAGAACGCGGATGACTGAATCCATTTTGTTGGCTACAGACGCCAACAACCCCCAAGTTGTGGGAGCCTACAACTTCACTGCCACCGCAGAGGA